GGTTTAACGTGAGGTGGTATCTCTCCTCTGACATGAGCGAACAAGGGCTTACTCTTATCAAAATGATCTATAGCACCTTTTCTATGTAAGTCAGCGTAAGGTAGTATGCCATAACCTAAATCTTGGTCTATGTATGATATATCTACTACATTTATTAGAGGGTTGATGTCCCGCGAGACCTGCTTTAGTTGGCTAAAGAAAGTCTTGTTCTTTTTAGTAGCTTCGTGATTTCCATCATAGATAATTGTTGGAATCTTTACTCCACGAATAAACTTGAAGTAAAGTTCCAACTCTTCCATATTCGGGAGACGATCAAAGAGATCGCCCCCGATTATGTGCATATTACACTCATTCTCCAACTCATAGATCTGGTCAAAGAACATTTGATAACGGTTTGTAGCCCACTTTACTGGGACATTTTTCTGACCCAGTTTTATGTGCCAGTCTGCCGTAAAGAGAATCATCCTACATTAAACTCTGCGTCAAGAAGTTCATCATCAGCTTCGTTAGCTGCGCCACGTACTCGATCAAGAAGTTCTTTCTGTGCGTCAGGGGTAGGACGAGGCATTACATCGTCCATAGACTTAAGATCAGCAATAGCTGCTTTCTCTTCGTCTGTTAAAGCACGAGGCTTGCACTTCAGTGCTTGTAATTGATACTCAACATTATAAGGAAGTGGCCCAGTTTTTACTCTCTTGAAACAAATGTCCCAACCAGTATCGGGGTCAGTTGGATCACCTAAATCTTCAGCAGCAGTAATAATTTGCTCCCATAATTTTTTCTTTAGGTTTACAACTTTTACTTTATCTCCATCTAGGCACTGAGTTACATAACTCCATCCGCACTTTAGATCAGGATAGTACTCACGTACCCAGTCTTTCTCTACGTTGTTGAATCTTTCAGAGTTTCTATCGAAAGATAGGCACTCCATTGGAATGTTTTTATCATTTTCACCTTTAATCCAGTAAACATAGCGAGCAAGAATGTCGCCTACTAGACGCATTTTATTGTCGCCGTCTACATATTGAAAAGTGTCGATTGATGATTTTTGGGCTGCGCCCTTGTGTTGATTAAATGCAATAGCCATTAGTGTATAGTCTCCAAAGTGACTTCTTCATAGATAAATGTAATTGTTTCATCATCTACGATAAGTAGCCTGTTGTCGTTAATTTCATCTAAATCCACAGGACAATGTAGTGAATCTAGTGTAGTTTTTTTATATGCGCGATAATCCGCTAAACTTCTCAAAGAAGCCAGCGCATAATACATACATATTTCTTTTTGATCGTACTTATAAGAATTGTACAGAAGGAACTCTGAGTGTACCAGAAAAGAATTGCCGTGAAAGTTTTTCTGCGAAAATTTATAAATAGGGTCGTACTTGTTTTTAGGGACAGAACCCCTTATAAGCATTTCCATAATCATATTACAATTATAGATGCTACCAGCCGCCGTATCATAGACCTTCGTCCAATCAAATAAGAGCATATATTATACCGAAGTTTAAGTAAGTTGTCAAGAAATATTTTTTTACAGGTATTTCATGTTCCAGCCTTGTTTCATATAAAATCCGACCCTGTTGGAAGCCTGCTTGCGAGCAGTATTGCCTTTGAGGTGAATGTCAATGATGACTGGATCAATCTTACCTTCTTTTTTACGAATAACCCTGCCCACAAGCTGTGTTAGCAAAGGCTCGTTATTCACTGGCGTACCTAGAATCAGGCAACTAAGGTTATCTACTGATATACCTTCTGAGAAAATTGCTTGCGTTCCGTACAAAACCTGTGCATCCCCGTAGAGAATTTGGTCTACAAGTTTTTCTCTATCTTCGTGCTCTACTTCACCAGTTACACAAATTGCTTTGTCTCCGGTGAGTTCGGCACATCTTTTCAAAAAGCTAACACGATCACTTACTACTAGCACTTTATGCCCTCTTGCGGCGTAGGCCGCGGCAAGCATACTGATTGTATGTTGATATTCTTCATCGGTTGCTAGTTTTGTTACTCTGTTAGCCCAGGGTATTCTTGCCCCATCCATGAAACGAATCTCTGATGGAACAATATGTACTGTAGGGGTCATATAGTTTTCTTTGGGTGGCTTGAAGAGAGTATTACCAAAGTAATCTCTGAACACAACGTGCTTTCCATCCTTTCTTTCTATAGTTCCTGATAGACCTATCTTATATCTACAGTAATTTGTATCTAAAAGTTTACTAAAGGTAGGACTACTAACATGATGCATCTCATCAAGTATGATAGTGCCAAACTCTTTACGAATCTTCTCGATATTGCGGTATAAAGTCTGTGTATTCCCAATCACAATAGGAGTGTCAATTTCAAATCTCCCACTGCCTATGATGCCTGGTTCAAAACCATAGACTTTTTTTACTTCTTTTGCCCACTGATTACGCAGAGGGACAGTATGGGTAATAACAAGAGTTTTCTGACCTAACTTGCCTGCGATTGCAAGACCTGTAAAAGTCTTACCCCAGCTTACCCATGCGTTGATTATACTATTGTCTTTGATCTCATCATAAACTGCCTTTTGACTTTCTCGGAGTTCAAACTTAAACTCTGGAAATTCTACTGGCTTCTCAATACGCTTATCGACTATTTCGTAGTGATCTGGTATCAAATCCGTACGTCCGATAGGTAATGACACTAACCCACTACGAATGATACCCATATTTTTGATAACTTGGGGTGGATCATGTGGGTTGTGTGAAGGAATCGTATATGTAAGCTCTTTATCAATTTGCTCTTGCAATCGATCATCGCATTCCATGTAGATTCTGTGGCTTATGACTGCCTTCATAGTTCAAGTTCGTTCTTAGCAATAATATAAGTTTTGACAAACTCGGATCGCACAATGTCTTCGACCTCATACTCAATAAAATCGAAAAGACCCATACGCTTCAATACCTGAAAGAAATCTCGTATTCCGTTACCCTTCAAGTCTGCTTGTCGGAAGTCTCCACAGAAAATAACTCTAGTGTTCTCACCCATGCGAGTGATAATAGAGTCAAGCTCATGAAAAGACATATTCTGACACTCATCAATTAAGATTACAGCGTCTCGTAGAGTGATGCCTCGAATGAACGAAGTGGTCATAAACTCTACTAGATTTTTTTGTTTTAACACTTCATACGCATCGCCTCTGCCGAACAAGTCTATAGCAATATCCTTGTAAGGCTCTTCATAGACTGATGCCTTTTCTTTTTCTGTTCCTGGCAGAAATCCAATATCTCGCGTAGGAACCGCACTTCGTATAATTACTAGCTTTTGATACTCTCCTTTTGTCATATCATCATACGCTAGATATGAAGATATAAATGTCTTACCTGTCCCTGCAAGTCCATGCAGTACTAGATTTTTATTAGATTCAAATGCTTTGAGTTGGTTGCGTGTTAAAGGTTCTATCTCTCTTAGGTCAAAATTTACACCCGCAAGAGTCTTTCTGCGTTTAGCCATATTATACTTTTCGCCTTGTGTCTTTGAGTTGCTCGTCTGCATACTCATAAAGCATCCAGGGTATACCATGTAGATGCAAAATCCCCGCCCAACCCATTCCGGGCTCTGGGGGTCGTGGTACAGTAATAAAGGCATTATGCCCTACTACTTTAATTCTTGAAGCTGTACCCTTTTTATCCACTCTTTCTATTTTTAGATATTTTAAAGGGCAAAACAAACTTTTTTCATAGATAAACGGAGTTCCTTCATTATCTATGAAGTAGGGGGTTGACTGTTTTACCAACCCCTGGGGTGCGTATACTGCCTGCTTCAAGGGAAAAAGATTTTTAAAAGGAGTCTGCATTCTTCTAGCTCCCAAAGTTTTTCCTATTTGATTTGTGTCGTCTACTAACTGTCCGTCACAAAATAATAGCCCATCTTCTCTTTCCCAGTTGCCGGATTTTAGTAGAAACGCAGGAAATTTTATTTTTAAAAAGTCTTTAAATTTGATTACCATACATCTTCTCGAACTTACCGCCTGAATAATCTTCGTGAACAATCTCAAAGTCGCAACCTACGGGAGCTCCTGGTATAGCTATACCTCTGTCCATCTGTATAAACTCTGCCAGTTTTTGCATATATTCTTCTACTTCACCTTCTGGTACTTCTGCTAGAATGGAATCGTGTACAAGCGCAAAGATACGAGCCTTTTTATTATTGGCTTTGATCCATGCGTTCATATCAATAGCACCTAAGAGGTTAATATCAGAAGCAGCAGACTGCACCAGAAAATTAAGACCAGACCTAATGCTATGACTCTGGATGCCTTTGTCTGTCGATGCGACATTTGGTAATCTCCTTTTTCTTCCGAAGAAGCTGTAAATAAAGCCGTTCTGCTTTATGAATGTTTGGTTGTCAGTAATCCACTGTTTCAGTTTGTGGAATGCGTTGAAGTATTCATCAATAACTTCTTGCGCCTCTTGCTTACTAAAGTATTTGCCAGAGTCTTTTGTAACTTGTTCACTAATCTTTGCAGCACCTGCTCCGTACATAATGCCGAAAGTAACAGCCTTAGCCGCCTGTCGTTGTGTGCCAAACTTCTCAGCAACCTCTTCAACAGGGCAAGGTAGTCTAAATACTTTCTTCGCAATAGAACTATGAAAGTTACCGCCAGACTTAAATACATCCATCAAGGCAGTATCTTTTGCAAGCACAGCGGCAACATATACCTCTGCGGTTGTCAAATCCATAGCAACAATTTTATTGCCCGGAGCTGCTTTGATACAGCCCTTTACTATAGGGTTATCCCGAGGCAACTGTTGCATATTAAGTTTACCACTTGAACTAAGCCTGCCACTAGTAGTACCATGCAAGTTGAAACCTGTACGCAGTCTACTATCTCGATCCAACTGCGGTAAGATTTTGTCCAGATAAGTATTTTTAATCTTGGACTTTTGTCTAATATTGAGGATAAGTCCTGGGATGTGGGATTGAGCACCGAGTGCTTCAAGAACTTCCGCATCTGTAGAATGTGCGCCAGTGCCTGTCTTTTTGCCAGTAGGATTGAGACCAACGTAGTCGAACAACAAGCTACGAAGCTGCACAGTAGAATTAGGATTGAAATCTTTTCCATT